CATGTGAAGAAGGCAATAACTATGCTCGGGGTGAAAGAGGGTCAAGATCCTAAGAAGAGCCTTGTGTGGACATTCCACCACTCTTCTTCGGCTGGTCCGAATGCTTCCATCTCAACTGCTGGTATATTCAGTGATGCTCTAGGTTACTTCCTTGAATGGAAATCACTAAGAGCTTTCTGAAATATTACAGCGATAGTTGGAGAAGGTTGAAAACTTCGAATGCTATTTGCCCGGGCCATCGGAACGGCCACCCTTTGTGGTAACCGATGATCGCCTCGGAGTACGTATTATCTTGGAAAACTAGTTACAAAGAATGAAGCTGCTGGAAAAGTCAGAGTATTCGCAATTGCAGACTGATGAACTCAGAATGTACTGCGTCCGCTCCATAGCTATCTCTTTTCGATTCTTTCGAAAATTCCCATAGATGGGACATTTGACCAAAATGGTCAAGTGGATCGGGCTATAAAACTGAAGCAAGGGAAACCTTGTTACTCTTTTGATCTTTCAGCTGCAACAGATCGACTACCTGTTCCTTTTCAAGAACAAGTGCTTTCTGTCATCTTTGATAAGAAGTTCGCCCAAAACTGGCGCACTCTTATAACAGATCGATACTGGTACCTAAAAGGTTATTCACCAATTAAGTATTCAGTAGGTCAACCGATAGGAGCTTATAGCTCTTGAGCTATACTTGCTCTCTCTCACCACGTGATTGTTCAGCGCGCAGCCCTTATTAGTGGGCGGAAGACGCGTTTCGAAGACTACTGTATTCTTGGAGATGACATTGTCATCTTTGATAAGACAGTTGCCTGCCATTATCTGACTCTGATAGAGGAGCTTGGAGTAGGTGTGAACCTCTCAAAGTCTCTTCAATCAGAGACCGGTTACATGGAGTTTGCAAAGCGTTTTATGAGTCAGGACCATGACCTTTCTCCTATTGGAGCAAAGGCTATGGTGATTGGAATACGTAATGCTAAGGATATGCGGGTCACACTCGTAGATGCAGCTCAAAAGAGTGTATTTACGATAGTGGAAGCCCCTGTTCTTGTGCAGAACCTCAGGATGAACAACTTCCTGAAGCCATCAAAAGTTTTCGAGACCCTGATAGGTCTCGTAGGTTTTGGTGGGATTCTCAATCAAGAGTACCTTGTAACCGATTCAATGAATCTGGATGGCAAAGTACACCTCGATCGATTTGTCGTAAGACAGATCCAGGCGTCTATTAATGATTACCTCGTTAATAAGGCCCGTAGGACGATTAGTAGAATAGAAGAATCAGTTAGGAAGAAGATTAGTGAAACATATAATCCTATTTCTAAGTGGTTTCCGAGCATTTCAAGTGAATGAGAGAAAGTACTTATCTTTCTCTTTCACCCTGGTGTTATTAAATATCAGGAGAGACTTGGTAAGATCCTAGATTCCGTAAGGACTGTAGAAGGTACACCACCTTCAGCGGTTGCGGAATGACTATCGCGTCTTGAACCATATGATCCGTTTACTGCTCGGCGAGAACGAAGCATTTCTGCTTCTTCCCTCAAAGAGCTGATCACTATAGATCCTCTTAATGATATTCTTATTGATTGAAGTAAGACTAGTAGTGAGAAGAAAAGAGAGCCTATGTTCGGGGTAACTCACAAAGAAATTATGGGTTACCTGACACTGGCTTTTCTAGAATTCTCACCTATTAGCGCCTCATACCCAATTAGTCCATCTCAGAGTCCTAAGTCGGACCAAGTTCAGACACCAGAGCAGAGTTTAGGTCTCTTAAACCTAACTATCCATAAAAGCTTTACAGCGGGGTTGGATAGTGCCATGGCCTTATTAGGCC